CATTGACGGCAAAAGCGCTCAAAGCGAAATTGTGGCTTATGCTAAGGCGCTGCTTGAACTAGGCAGGCCAGTGGCTCCAGAAGCCTTCGATGCCTTTACTGAAAACAACTATCAATTCTGATTATGCACGATCCCGTTAATTCTCCGATTCACTACGCCGACGGCAATGGCATTGAATGCATAGAAGCCATTGAAGCCTCCATGAGCATAGAAGAATTCAAAGGCTTCCTGAAAGGCAACGTCCAAAAATACGTTTGGCGCTACGCCCAGAAGAATGGCGCTGAAGACCTCAAAAAAGCTAAATGGTACCTTGAACGCTTAATTACCATTGTTGTCATGGGAGAGGCAATGGCAAAAGCAACCATTCGGGACGGCAGCAAGAAAGTAGCAGAAGCTATTGCCAATTACGACCCTGATGCTTACATGGCTAGTGGTTGCCCTGATGGCTTCTGTCCTATGCCAGGAGTGCGCCAGGGGCCGTCAGAAGGCATGTTCGCTCCTATCTGCGACAACTAAACAATGAAAAATAGCCATAAACAGTCAGTTCGTGTTTTTATCATGGAGCTTCTCAAAGATGACGACATTCGTTATCGACTTAACTCCTGGGCACACTCCGAGATGGACAAAGGCTTGGAGCTAGACAAATTTGAGGCCATGGAATTTTACGAAAAAGAAGTCGAACGAATCAATGAAATGTTTTACTATCCAGAGTTACGCGACGCATAAATTACCTAAAGGGAAGGGGCCGTAAGCGGCTCCTTTTTCATGCAATGGCAAAATGCGCTGAGTGGCTTCACACCATGCCTCCCAATCAGAAAGGTCAGTGTGAGCACTCACAAAACTATGGGAATGCACCCAGCTAAGTAAAGCCTGTTCACGCTGTTCGGTCCAAAATCGTTGAGGGCGCCACCATTCAAAGACTGGCAAGCTTCCCTTCCCCGCGTTACAGGCCAAACATGAAGGAATATTGTTCCATTTTGCGAAGTGCGGACCACCCTTGCTCTTGGGCACAAGATGATCAATCGTAAGCTTTTCGCTCCACTTACCGCAGTAAGCGCAAGCGCAATGACCAAATGGTCCCCTTACGGAATAGTCTTCAAAGATACTTTTTCTATAACGACGTTTGGCATCACCAGGGCGTAATTCAGACAGCGAATGGAGAAGTTCCTCAGGTCCATTGCTCATCCTCATGATGACTTTTAACTGTCTTCTTCTTAGCTTAAACGCAAAACCAAGCCTTGGAGAATAGCTTAGAATGAACAAAAGAAATTCTTTACGAGCATGAAAAGCTGGCAGGAAAAGCTGGCCGATTTGGCTGTTGCAATTACTGCTGGCATGTTGCTGGCCACTGGTGCCATGATGACAAGCATCGGTCATCAGCAAGCAAAGATTACAGAACAAGTGGAAAATATTACAGAAAAGCTAGACACACTCACTGAAAGCATTAAAGGATTGGAAGAAAGGGTGCGCTCTTTGGAGATTAAGCGCTAGGCTTTTACCAAACGCTTTCAAAATTATGACTGGCATTGAATGGTTTGTCGTTGGTGGTATTGCCATTGCAGCTCTTGATCAAATCATCCAGCACACCCCCTATAAAAGCAACAACCTTGTGCAGTTAGTCTTGACTGGACTTAAGGCTGTATTTCGCGTAAAAGGTTGATGCTCGTTGCCAATTCTTGGGAAGGCGTTAGCCTCCATGCAAGGCGCATGGGGGCTAAGTTTCCTGAGCTAGTGGCAGCACAGTGGGCCATTGAAAGCAGCTTCGGCAAGTCTGTATCTGGCAAGCATGATTACTTTGGCTTGAAAGGCATAGGTAGCTCTCGTGAAACGAAAGAGTTTTACGATGGCAAATGGGTGACAATTAAAGCAGGCTTCATTGACTTCCCTAGTCTTGCTGCTTGCATTGAATATCTAGTGGTCCATTGGTATAAAGATTGGCAAGCTTTTAAAGGCGTTAACAGGGCTGAAAATCGCTATGCCGCTGCTCGTATGCTGAAAGACCAGGGTTATGCCACTGACCCTGAGTACACTGCCAAGCTTTCACGCTTAATGAAGCAATACTCTCCTGAATCTTCCATCGTTCCTCCTCCCATGGCTTTAGTCGGTCCCAAGAAACGTCCTCAAGATTTTGGTTTTAAGGTAGGCGACTCTCATCTAATTGTGAATGATGCTTCCGAAAGGATGAAAGCTTTTTCTTTTGAAGGGAAGCTTTTGTGGGAAGTTAACTGCTTGGCGCGTGGACAGAGCAGTGATTCAGAATGGAAGGTGACCAATTCTGACACACCGCCTGGGGTCTACCTGTTCGGAGAGGTGTATAAAGACTACGAGCGCGTGGGTGACAAGCCTGCATATGATCGTACTCTCATGGCGTATGGCTGGTACACCTTTGATATGGTTGACTTGGAAGGTCAAGAGCGAAATAACGGGAGGGCTGGTATAGCGTGTCATGGTGGTGGAAGCGCTAACGGATGGCCAGGTGCATGGGCACCTAATCAACCCCTAGTCCCTACACATGGATGTGTCCGCCTGAAAAATATTGATCTACGCGATAAAATTCTTCCACTTTACAAAAAAGGTAAAATTTTCTGCTCTGTCTGGCAAGAAAGTTAATCAACGTGTTTCCATATCTTGCGCAAACGAACAGCGCTAATAACGGCCTGACTCACTCCGTAAATTTCCGCTAAATCAACTTGCCTCTTATTGCTTGCACGTATAACTAGCACGTCCGCATCAGTGAGCTTGCTAGCAGGATTTGCTGTGCCACAAAGAAGTGTTCCATGCTTAATTTTATCTGCTTCATTTTCAGCCTTGGTTCCCCATGCCAAGTTATCAAGTCTGTTATTACTGGGGTCGCCATCGAGGTGCCTGACTTGGCAATTTTCTGGGCGAGGGCCGACAAACGCCTCTAATACCAATTGATGAACGGGACGTTGCTTGTCGGGATTGCGCAAAAGGACTCGTTTGTATTTTTTATTTTTTCCTGTTGGTGCTGGACTGAAATAACGAACTCCAGTTCTCCTGCGGCCAGAATTAACCCGCACCCATCGGTCTAAACTTCGCACCCGACCAAGGTTGCTTACCTCGTAAACCCCTTCGTATCCAACGACGGGCTTCCATTCCTCTATGATTGACATGATGCCTAGTTCCTTTAGGTGTCCGTGAGCAGGAGACGGTCATCTCGCTGCTCTTTTATTGTACTAGGAAAAATGAAAGAAGAGCTGGATGATATTGCCAAGACAAAGCTATTAAAAGTTGAAACTGCTCTTGGTAGTATCGCGCTATCTTCCTCTTCCTCCATTGATCTTCAACCAAATGGCACGCCATTAGGGCTGCGCATCTTGGATCGCCAAGGGCAACTAGCTTACATGGCATTGCTTGACACCAAAAAGCTGCAAGATGCTGATCGGTTTGAAGGTGCGTCAAAGGCAGTAGATGAAGCTTTGACAAACTTTGAAAAGAGCCATGAAGCGCATCCCTGACTTTTCTTTTGTCACAAAGTTAAGCTCTCGCGTAATTACAATTTCTACAGTTGTATTTTTTGTATTACTTTTCTTGGCAGTACGCTGTAAAATTACTGAAGAAGATGTACTTACGCGTTATCTAGAATTCAGGGAGCGCGTTGACCGCAGTAAGCAAGGGAAACAATGGAAGGAAGTAGATGATTTCTTGAATAGCCGCATCAACGCCAGTCCAAGGCTTTTGCAGCGAAAGATTACGCTGGTTGCAGACAGAGCACTAGCAGACTATGAAGACAAGGAGCCTGTAATTATCACCATGACTTCCCCCATTATCCTAGAAAAAGCAGCGAAGCTTGGTGGCACACAGCGGTTGATCCTGGAGCAAGCCATTTATTACGAGCTAAGCGATGGCACAATGGGAATCAGAGGAGCATGGACCAAGCCTTGGCCAAATGAAATTGTTACGGTTTTTCCGCCTCAATCCCCTGACCGATAAGATTATGAAGTTGCATATAGTGCGTTAGTCCATCGCCATAGTCAAGACCAAATACATCGTATATAGCATAACGATACGAGCCTCTATCTAATACTTCTGCTTTGTGCATTAGTTTCGTAATTTGTCTAAACGCTTGGCTTTTGCCATCGTAATTCAAACTATCCCACCAGGCATCATCTTCAGCATTTTGACGCTTTTCAGCTTCTTGCCATGCTTTGCGCAAAGCCTTAAGTTCGGGAGAATTTATCCAGTCTTCCATTGCTGCCATCTGCGATGCCTTAGCTTACAGCACTTCTCGCCAGCCAAGTAAACCAGTGGCGTTTTCAGCGCTGCTGCATTGAATAGTCAAGATAACAATGTCACTTTCTCCTGATGCATTAGCGCCAAGAGATAGGTCCAGAGCCCTCTGCGGATGGAATTCAATGGCACTGCGAGCAGAAGCCAAGCCAGCATTGATAACTGTACCGCCACTAAAAGTGCCACTACTCATGGTCTGCACATTGCCCCTGCCATTGGCGGCTTCCAGCCAAGTGCCGCTCACAGTGGGGTTCAATCGCATTCGCCACTCAGCCACCACATTGTCGTTTTGTTTTCCGCCCAGGCTCACGTCTACTTGCGCAGGCAAAATTACATTATCAGTGCGTCCACTAGCCATTCTGATGGCAGCCACCATGGTTTCAGCAGAGATGGAAGCAAAGTCAGAAGCCCCTCGTCCAGTCGTATAGATGGCTCCAGCAGGCTCATAGCCTCCTTCGCTCGCCACGCTGGAGCAGATTTGCTTCATACTGCCACTAACCGTAGCCGTGGCTCTAATGGCATAGGACAATGGCAAAACCGCAGTGGTCATATATACAACGTCAAGTGAATTGGCATGATTAAATTCATGGCAATAGTAATACTCGCCGTCTAAAACAAAACCACATCTCACTCGTCCCACCCCTAGCCATTCAAGATCAGTGGTAAAAATATTAGTCTTAGCAAGATTCAACCATGGGGCAGTATCAATGTTCCATTCGCTTTGGTTTGCCACTCTTTCCACTGGGCTTCCCGTGGTAAAGCTGCGAATGACAAATTGAACAGTGGTGCCACTAGCACGCAGCATGATGCCATTATTATTATCAAACAAACCCACCTCTTGAATTAAACCTGCCTGAGGAGTGCTCCCAGCAAAGCTTTGTAAAACGCTCAAGCCCTTGCCTGATTGATAAGGAAAGCGCTTTCTTGTGCGTCTAAGAATGCTATGGCCAGAAGCCGTTACTGTCATGAGCACGGAGCTTTCATTCGGCAAGTGTTCAGACGTGCCGCCACTAATGGTTTCGTTCCATAGTCCTGCATTCTTACTGTGACGCAGCACGCTATCGAACAAGGTAAAAGGCTGACTGACGCGCTGCCTACCAAAGGCATCTACGGCGCCACTATCAGCCCCTTGCTTAAGGAGTTGGCCACGATGGTCAGCTTGAATGGCAGTTTCAAACTGCTCGCCACCACGAATAACTTGCCCCATTGTATTTAGTCGCTTTTCTTTATATCATAGCCGCAATGAGCTTCACCATATTCTGCTGCCATTATTTCAAACGCATCTACCATGCTCTTAGACGCATAGCCGCAGCCCAGTGCAAATTGATAGAACTGGCGAGTGAGAGAAATAGCATTCACTTCTTGGCATTGATGAATGATTTCCTGGTAGCCCGCAGTATCGTTTGTCGCTTTATCAGAAGAGAAACGATGGGAAAAGGAATAGGAATCAGTGAAAGCCATGGCAAAGAAAAAGGCCAGCCCGTAAGCTAGCCGTGCGTGGTGCGCTTGTCAACCGCGTCCTTGCCCGCGAAGTTTTTTTCTGCCATGAGAAGGCCTGCTTCTTTTCCCTTGCCCTTGAGCCGTAAGTTTCGGGGCCCCTGGCTGGTGCTCACGCTTTAGGGCTGCACTGCCGCCTTTAGTTTTTACTGTCATGGTCGATGCTGTTGTTGCCGTCGTTTCTTATTGTACGGGCACTGTTAGTGAAAGTGTTGTCCCTAACGGTATTGTTGTCGGCAAAGTCACCATTGTCTTTGCTGCTGCCGAAGGGGAAGCCAGCATCGTCTCTGCA